TTTATCCTGTTCCACTAATTCTTCATCAGTTTGACGTAAAATCTTACGACGAATATAATCCACGGAGTAATATTTTCCAATGTAAGGATCAGCAGTTGCTAATAGTCCAAGTCTTTCTTGCATCAACTCTGCTTCCTTAAGTTCTGCAAAATGATTATCATACAAATAATCATATTGAATATGATCACTCATATATTCCCACTCTTCGGGAGTGATTACATTCTTAAGAATCAATTGTGTCTTGAGTATGTCATGGAAAAGATTACTAAATCTTTTTCTCATTCTTCCAACAAACTTAGTAAATTTAAGTTCATCTCTTAGTATTTCTGATGAACGACCTAAACTAAATCCACTATTGTCTGCCATGCGAGACTCAGGAACATTCAAGGAACGATAAAGTTTCTTTTGAAAATACTCTACGTCTGTAAGTTCTCCTAAATTTTGTCCGCCAGGCAATGTAGATATCTCAGTTCCACGACCACCCTCTCTTCTTGGTAGCCAGAAATCTTCCATCATTGACATGTATTTCTTATCGTCACGAACTTCTCCAGTATTTGCATCGTAAGTTAGTTTATTGCGATATCTAGCCATAACTTCACGAAGATATTGCTCTGCTTTTATCTTAGGAAGATTACCAACATCAATATAAAATATTCTTCTTTCTGGTGCTCTTGATAATCTGTAGATAACTAAACTATCTTCAATCATTCTTAACTGATTAAGAGCCTTGATTGCCTTATGCAGATATGAAAGAACTAAACCTTTATTTCTATCTACTAATCCAGAGGTAACATAAGTGATTGAATCTTTTGCGATTTTAACTCCCTTTGTTCCACCACCACCAGTCATTGCTTGTGATGGATAGTGTGGTTGTGGAGTATATACAAAATACTCTTCAATCTCAGGTGCTACTACTTTTGTTTCGTTCTGATTATTGTTTAATGCGTTAAGTCTTTCTGATTTACTTTTCTTCTTTTCTTGACGAACATATCGCATCTTCATAGGATCAATATATCTTAAATCCTTTATTCCCTCTTCTGGTTTTTTCTGGTCAATTACCTTCATATAGTACAATCTACCATCAATATACCAGTTTCTGAGTATTTCATGCGATTTTTTATCAAAATCCATTATATCTTTAATGGTTTTGAATTCTTCCCTTATTGCCTTCTTTAACTTATCACTTGCGTTTAAATTTGATAATTCAATTTGAATAGGTGTATCATAGAGGTCACTAACTATTGCTTCATTAATAACATCTTCAATTGCTCCATCACATTCTGGATGTAGAGCCATTTCTCTGTATCTTTTTATTAAATCAAATTCACTTCTATAGACACCTTCGATATCTACGTATGAACCATAAAAAGAACTAGCAATAAAATTATCATTCCCGTCCTCATTGTTTTGAGGAACGGGAGAGACAACCGAAGGAGAATCTTTCTTCTTCGGATCAATAGAGAAACCAAATAATCTGGCCATAATATTAGTTGCGTTAACGTGTTTCTTTTATTTATCTGATATCTTCACCGCCAGCCGCAGAGGAGGTACCTTTATAAGCTTCCCACCAGTGGACTTGCATTTCGACTGTAAATTCTTCTAAAGTATCAGTTGTTTCGTAACTTAGATCAATTGAAGATAAGTTAGTAGGCCAAATATCCCAGAACTTGTAAGATCTTAAGATACCGCCATCACGATCTAACTGATGAACCATTGCATCTTTTTGATACTGCTCTGGATTTTGAAGACCTGTTGCATCTTCCATACTGTTAATAACATTCATCCACTTTTCAAAAGCAGAACGAATAACGAAATCTGTATCGTTAAGAACAGTGATTGTCCATGTTTCGAATGTTCTATCTCCTGCAATTTTAAGTATCCTTCCTCGGAATGGAACTTCAACTGGAGTAACAGTTGATGCAGGTAGTGCTGCAGCCTTAACTAAAAATCTGGACTTTTGGAGAACATCATTTTCTATTGCGACTGCTGTGGGAAATGCTAGTTCAACCTCAAAGAGATTCGGCCTAGCTCCACCACCAGTTAACTTACTTTTAAAGTCACTGATTTTCCTTAGTGGAATATTATTGACTTGAACGCGGCTTGGCATTGTTCGTTGACCTCTTAATTAATTAAACTTTACCGATGACTTCATCAAAACTAACACCAGTTCTAGTAGCAACAAAGGTTAGACCGATGAAGTTGATAGAACGTGCTGGCTTAATGTATATATCTGCAACGAATTCGTTTGCATCAATAATAGCAGCAGTATTATTAGTTTCGTCACAAATGACGACATAATCTTGGATTCCTCTCTTCGCTTGAACATCACGTAAGAAAGGTTCAACAATATTTACAAAGTTAGTCCTTGTAATTTCATCGTTGAATTCAAAGAGTTGATCCTTAGCAGCAGCAGAAATTGCATCTTCTAAGAAGATAAACAAACGACGAACGTTAATTCTGTCGAATGCTGATGCTTTAGCATATCCAGTCTTATCACCAAATAATAGGATTCCAGATCCAGGTGAGAAGATTACTGGGTTGACTCTTGCAGAATAAAGACGATCTCTCTGATCTTTATTTGGGTTATATGCTAACTTAACTGCATTAAGTATAGCACCTCTTGCTGTTCCTGCAGGTGAGAACCAAGGGAATTGATTGATATCAGTTCTTGCACAAAGTCCACCAATGTCTCCATTAAGAGGAACATATCTAAATCCATTTGAAAATCTATCAAACATATACTTATATCCACTATCGAATACAGCATATGAAGTTGAAGTTATTGGATCAAAGAAATCAATTACGTTATCGGTAATATCAGCATCACTTAAAACAGTTGCTGCTTCTTCATCAGTAGTATCAGTTATCATTGATGCTCTATAAGGAGAGATAAATGCAATTGCATCTTTTCTTGCCTCAGCAACAGCAATCAATTTAGTAGCAAGTGCTCTTGTTTGCTCTGCACCACCTTGTGCAGATCCTTGAAGTAAGAAGTCTACATCAACAGCAGTATCATTTTCAAAAAGTCCGTAACCAGAAATTATATCATCTAGTCCTGAATTAAGAGCTCCAGTTACATTTAAGTCTGTGCTATTACCATAACTCTTACCACCACTCATTACTGAATTTAATGTTCCGATTGTATCGAAGATGATTCCTTCACCATCTTGATCCCAACCAGTATCACTAGCAAGTGTAAAGTTATTACTAAATCCTGTAGTTACAACTCCTACTGGTGCACTACCTCCAAAGAGATATTCTGAATTAGTTTCTAAGTACTTTCTCCAGTATTGTGGTGATCCAACAGAAAATTCTGCATCTTTTGCTTTTGATAAGTTAAGATGTTTTTCAAGAATTGTACCTGCATTTCCTGTTACAGTTCCTTTTGCGTCAATGACTACAATGTGAACTTCATCAAATCTTCCACCTCTGTTAGCTACATATTCAGATGTAGTTGGTCTTTCAGTAACAGTATTCCACTTTGTTGTAGTTACTGTTTCAGTTCCACCAACAGTTGCAGTTGTTAATGCAAGTTCTTGCTGATCAAACCAATCAGCAGTAATACTTACAGTAGGTGTTGCTTGTGAAACTCCTGAGTTATTCAAGATAGTAACAGCACCGTTACCAAACTTGTAAATGTTGTTATAATCCCAAGCAGTTTCTGTTCCAGCACTTGATACATGTGATATGAATTTAACATCAACTGTTAATCCAGTAACACCAGTAACAATTCCCTTGAACATTCCGTCAAGTACTTCAGTTGTTCCTGCACCGACTCCAGTTTTTGAAATAACAGTGTTTGCAGGTACAGTCTGAGTAATACCGTAACCAACATTAATACTTCCTACACTGTTAAGTGTAAGATTCTGATCTGCTTTACCATCAATTATTCCAATTCTAATACCGTTTGCCCATAGGCCAGGGTTTTTAGCAGCAACAGTAACGTTTGTAATTGTATTTACATCGTATCCCAATTCTTCGTAGTGATCAAGACTCTTGATCTTTGTACTTGTAGCAGCACCAACAAATGCATTATACAAACCTGCATCGTCAGCTCTGACTACA